ACTTGACAAGATGTGGGAATTGGAGGATAATTTCAATATGGCGTTGAAACAAATTGATGGAAAGCATCCCTTGCTTTATCGGTTGTATCTTCGCAAAAAAGTTAGTTTGGAAACAATGGTCGTTCTAGATGATTTGGTTGATTATTCTAGATTATGGTTGAAGTATGATGACATGATGTTGAACGACTTTGTTTCTAAACTGCAAAAGTACCGTCCGTTTCTCCACAATGCGGTACTTATTGATAAGAATAAATTCAAGAAAATAATACTTGACATTTATTCGTAAGTATAGTATGCTATACTCTTATATTATGAATACTGTGGATACGAAAAATACTAAAATACAACGCAATACGAGGTAATACGATATGTCATTTGCATCTCTAAAAAAGTCACGTTCTGACTCTCTTGACCGTTTGGTCGCTGAATCTCAAAAACTCCAATCAGGTGGACAGCAACAACAATCTTCTGGTGCTGACGATCGCTTCTGGAAACCAGAAGTTGATAAGTCTGGCAACGGTTTTGCAGTTATCCGTTTCCTTCCTGAACCAAATGGTGAAGACTTACCATTTGTGCGTCTGTTCGATCATGGTTTCCAAGGTCCAGGTGGTTGGTATATTGAGAACTCTTTGACTACAATTGGTCAGAAGGATCCAGTTGGTGAGTTCAACTCTAGTCTTTGGAACAATGGTACTGATGCTGGTAAAGAGCAAGCACGTAAGCAAAAGCGTCGCTTAAAATACTACTCAAACATCTATGTTGTGAAAGATCCTGCAAACCCTGCTAACGAAGGTAAAGTGTTCCTTTATCAGTATGGTAAGAAGATTTGGGACAAGTTGAATGAAGCAATGAATCCTGAGTTTGAAGATGAAACTCCAATGAATCCTTTTGATTTCTGGGAAGGTGCGGACTTCAAATTGAAGATTCGTAATGTTGAAGGTTATCGTAACTACGATAAGTCTGAGTTTGATTCATCATCTGCTTTACTTGCTGGTGATGACGATGAACTTGAGCGTGTATACAATCAAATGTACTCGCTACAAGAGTTTGTCGATCCTAAACACTTCAAGTCTTATGATGAGTTGAAGGCAAAGTTGGATCGAGTACTAGGACTTGGTGGCACTGCCCCAACAACTTCGGCAATGGATCATGATCCTGCACCTGTCGCTGAAGCAGCACCAATGAAAACTGCTGCAGCACCTAAAACGGATTCAGTTCCATTTTCAACTGACGATGATGATGACTCTTTGTCATTCTTTGAGAAACTAGCAGAAGAAGATTGATTTTATGCTAGTATAATCGTGGGGTGCTTCGGCACCCCTTTTTTGTTTAGAATGCTCCATAATGAACTGGATCAAATGGTTCTCTGTAGTTTGCTCTACCTGGATTTTGTTTGGTAGCACTACCCATTCCACCACCACCGATAATACTTTTACCACCACCGCCACCAACAACATTGTTGTTTGTTTGATTATTGTTGTTTATGACAATAGGTTTTCCATTTCCATCGGCAAGTTCTTTAGATTTTCCGCCAATATGAATAGTGATAATATCTTCATTGCCTGATATTGATCGAGAAACATTATCAATTTTTTCTAATCCCTTTCCTTGAGAATATTGGAATGCTTGCATATCTTCACTTCCAGCAACACTCAAGTATTGTTCTGCAGATAACATTCTTGTTGATGCTTTAGCATTTTCTGCTTCAATAGATTTTTTGCTTGCTGCTGCAGCATTGTATCCTTGAACATTCATTCCGAACATTTGCGTTTCTGTTGGTGCAACAACAACCCCAAGATTCATCGCTCTATCTTCTTTTTCAATTCTGCGTTGAGTCTTTGATTTTTGCGTTGCTTCTTCTATTTGTTTTCTGAGTTCTTCTGCTTGTTGTGGAGTTATTTCTTCACCAAAAGTATTGTACCATGCCTCCACTAACTCTTCTCCAGCGATTGAACCACCAATACCTCCAACAATACCACCAACAAGCATTCCCCAAGGACCAGCAATAGACCCTGCTAAAATACCTGCTTTTGCTCCTGCATATGCTCCACCAAAACCGCCGAGTATTTTGTTTTGTTCTTTATCTTTTTCATCTTGTGATAGACTATCATCATTTTCAACTAACCACCACCTTGCTGCTTGAATACCAACATCAAGAGGAAGAAGAACCTTTCCTGCTTTTCTGCCAATAGTAGATGCAAGTTCTCCAGTTGTGTTTACAACTGCCTTTCCTGCCTTTGCGGTTGCTCCTGCAACTGGTTTTGCTACCTTCCCTGCCTTTTCAAAGAATGATCTTGATTGTGGAGATGCCTGTCCAGTTACCAGAGATCCTTTTCCTTGTCCTAAACCAAAGAATGATCTTGATTGTGGAGATGCCTTGCCAGTGGTAAGTGAGTTCTTACCTTGCCCTTTATAACGATCGAAATTTTTTGGTTGGTTTGCTAATCCTGCTCTCGCTCCCATTCCAATATTATCAAGATTATCACCATCTTCACCCTTCAACCAATCTGGAAGCATGTTATCAATTTTGTTGATAACATCAGCAATTTTATCTGCGAATGCGAATGCTCCAGCACCAGCAGCGATTAGTCCTAATAAAAATGGTGAGAAATCAGATTTTGCTTCTTTGATTCTTTCCTTTATACTAATCTCAACGTCTTTAGAATCATCCTTTTCTCTTGCTGCTTCTAAAGCAAGTCCTTCCCCAAGAGTTTCATCTTTTCTTCTGTCTGCTTCGATACTGAAAAGACCTTCCAACTTTTTTAGAGTATCGCTGTTTACAACAAAGATTTCTACAAGTGTATTTTCAATTTGCTCTAATTTTGAGTTGGTTGTGCTGATCTTATCATCGAGATCGTAAATACCGATTGCAAGTTCTTCTTCTAAAAATTTGCTTGGGATATCTGGTAGTGCCATCTAATTAGCCTTTTTGTCTTTGTTTTTCTTCCAAATCTTTCAAATATTGCTGAAGCATAACAACGTATATATCACGTTCAAAAGGTATCATATTTTCAATTTCAGTCAATGAATATTTATGATATTGCATTAGTGCGAAGTTCAACTGGTACATGTTCGCTAATGAATTATGTACCATGCTTAGATAAAAAAATTGAAAAGTCCCTCAATGGTTACTTCATCTTCTTCTCCACACTTTTCACATTTCCATTTTACTGTATGCGAAAGTTTTGGTGTGTTTGAGAAAAACTGGTTTATTTTATCATATTGTGAGTTGTTCAGTTTACCCAACCAATCTACCAACTCATCATGTGAAAAATCATCATAAACCTCATTACCATCAAATACCACATCAATACAACTAGCGATAGCAGAAAGAGTATCTTCACCCAACATAACGCTATCAATAACTTCAATTGTTGGGTAACGCATTTTGATTCCAATAGAATCCGTCAACATAATATTTCCGTCTTTGACTTTACCTTGAACGTGAACGTCATTCAAGTTTACGGATACCTCAGTTTTATGTTTACATTCTTTTTCTTCAGAATGTGACATAGTAAATGTGATTTCTTCTCCAACAGATTTTGATCTAATCATCAAAAACATATATTCAATATCAAATGTTGGAAGTTTTTTGTAATCTATATTTTCTTCTAGAATACAATTTTTCAACACATCATAAACAGATTGTGTGATTTCTTTTCTGTCTTGACCTTCAAGTGCCATCAAAAGAATCTTTTCTTCTTTGACAAGGAATGGTCGAAATGTAATTTCTTTTCCAGTTGATGGAATTTTCATACTAAATGTCGGTAGTGCAATATTTGGTAATGCCATGATATAACCTCAAAATAAAAAAATAATTATGGTGCAAATTCTAATGGATTTGTTTTGTTTGATGGAAGAGCATTGAAAATCTTTTTACCCAAATTGAATGCTCCAGGACTCAAGTCAAAACCTGATCTTCCGCCACTTTTTCCGAAAGTTCCAATACCTGGAATATTGATTGAACCAGAAAATCCACCTTTGCCTAAAGAGAATCCAGCAGAAATGCCCTTTCTTGCTTGATCCTGACGATAAAACATAACTTTATATCTTTGATAAGAAAATGAAACTGCTAGTCTGGCAAATCCTTCGTCTGCCCAGTTCATTTGAACGCCACCCAATACTAATGGATATGCGTTTTCTAAAATATGAACAGAACGCAAATTGCCATTTGCTCCATACTGTCTTAGTGTGATTGTTCCAGCATAGTCTTCATAGTATTTGACGTTGTTTGTTGTTTTTGCTGACGTTGCAGAAAATGCTCCAGTACCAACTGCTGATTCTTGCCATTTTTCAAAGTATTCCTTTTCTCTTAGATCTTCAGATAAAAGAAAGGTTACAGCAACATCAGTATAAGTTTGTCCTGTTACAACACGAGCAATTGGTGCATAGTTATCAAAACGATGATCAACAGTAGCAAGAGAACGTCCTGGAAGTTCTGCTGATTCTGCTCTATAAATCATATCTGATTCCCCACCCAAAATTCTTTTTGGTTGAAGTTGAACAGTAAAATGTCCTGAGTGCGCAACACCACTTTTATTCAAAGATGAAATCATATTCTGAGAATTGAAACCAGAAGCACCATCACCACGAACAGAATCGTTTGGTTGCCCAAAAATTGATTTCAACCCCTCATCAACAAACCCCTGTGCAATACCTTTTGCGAAGTCTTTTAGAATTGCCATTAGATTGCCTTCCTTGAGTCAGCATAAACTTGATCAGTACTTGCCTTAGCAAAGTTCTGTGTTGGTAACATAAGAGCGATATCCCACTCATCTGCGTTTATTTTCATAAACTGTGATTTTACATGATTAGCAAGATAATGCTTGAATGTTGGTTTGAAGTATCTAAACTTTGCAGCACCTTTCATAACATCATATGATAATCTCAGTTTTGTATTTGCATCATACTTTCTATCGGATGCTATTGTATATAACTTATCCATTAGCACCGCACGCATTGTTGGTGGAAGGTAGTGGAGGTTGATTCCATAAAATCCACCTTCTGCTGGTCCAACCATAAAGATAAGCGGAAACTTATCATAATAAGGTAAAGTCTTTTTACCTTTTGGATCATAGATAAAATGATACATTGAACCAATTTCTGGAGCAGAAACTTTTCTACCTTCTCGCATCATGCGTGAGCGTCCAGCAGCGAAGTCACGTGCTTTATCACGGAACCACTGCCTTGCTTTTGCGGAAGTTGCAGGTGTGTATCCTGCTTTTGCTCCGCTTTGTAAAATTTGAGAAAATATCGACATGATATTATTTAGGACGTTTTGCGAATAAATGATCTTCAGTTATAACTTGAAATTTCCATTTTCTATCTTTGCAATAACTTTCTGCTGCTTTCCACTTTGCTTGATTTATGCCCCAAGTTTGCACCTCAGACAAATACTTCTTTGTGATTCGACTTTTCTTTTCTGGTGGACGTGATTGACTTGCAGGTTTGACTTCAATCATGACAACCTCGCCGTTGGTAGTCTTGATTATGAAGTCTGGAAAGTATCTGTGGCGTTTTCCGTCTATTGGAGAGCGATAAGGTATTGCCATTTCTTCGGATGCCCACCACACAATATCTGGATTTTTATCTAAGTATGCCATCATCTGAAGTTCCCAACTAGAGCGATAGGTGATGTTATTTGGATCACCTTTATATTTCTTGGGATTTTTTGGTTTATACTTTCCTTTATAAAACTTCGGCATAATCATTATAAATAGACTGAAACAATTTCTATTTAGGGACTATCATGGCAGGTTTCAAAGATTTTATCGATGGCGGTTTGAGCAGTTTTACACCAAATATTACTGCATCGTTTACAAAAGGGTTATCGATCTCAGCAAACTTCAATCAACGTTTGCAATCAGCATTGACTACTTCTAATTTGAATTCGCCATTAAAATCGCTCTATGGTGGTGCAGGTAGTAGTGCAGGAGGATATACTTACACCTTTCCAAGCGATTTAGATGCAACAAAGTATATGAGAATAAGAAAGGTTGATCGTGTAACAGATAAAAGTAAAGGAAATACTGGATTAAAATCTGAAAAGATATTTATCTTACCTCTGCCTAATAATCTAAATCCAGAATTTGCTGTAAACTATCGTGATGCACCAATGGGAATTGCTGGTGCTATGGTAACTGGGGATGTTACTCTCGATCAATTCTCAACCGCATATAATCAGTTTGAAGAAAAAGCATCAACACAATGGAAAAGATTTTCTGATGCTATGCAAAAAGATGGTATTTTCAAAGGTATTGGGACAGCAGCAACGGAACAAGAAAAAGGTACAGCAGCAGCAATCTCTGGTGTTGCAGCAATAACAGCAGCAGGAGCAGCTGCCTCTGGGGTTCTTGGTGCAGGTGTTGCCGCTGCGGTTGGTGGTGTTCCTCAAATTATTGATGGAGTATTTTCTCAAGCAGGGGTTGCTCCAAATTCTCATTTGAGTGTTTTGTTTGATGGTGTTGGTTTTAGAAACTTCACTTTCCAATATAGATTTATTCCAAAAAATGCATCTGAAGCACAAGAATTGAAATTGATTATTCAAGAACTACAACGTGCAATGTACCCAAGTTTACCATCAGACAATAAGTTTTTATTCCATTATCCAGATGAATTTTTGATTGATTTTGCTTCAGCAATCGACAGCAACCTATTCAAAATGAAAAGAACTGTTATGACAAATATGAACGTCAATTATAATGGAGATGGTGTTCCAAGATTCTTTGAAGACGGCAAACCTGTTGTTATTGATATGTCTATGACATTCAGAGAAGTTGAAATTGTTACTAAAGAGTTTTTTGATGAGGTTGGTATAACAACAAGTCAGCAAGCAGCATATGCTGGATCTTCTCAAGAATTTGCTGATTTCAATAATAGAGATTTTGATTCTATTGGTAATCTGGAACCATACCAACCGAATCCTCTTGAATATGCTCCATAAGGAATAATGTATGTCTAATTACTTTCAAAACTTTCCTACTATTCAAAATGACCTTTTGTCTAATGGTACGAAGCAGCAAGTAACAAATATCTTCAAAAGGTTTATTGTTAGACAAGACGTGAAAGATAATGCTGATGTCTATTATACCTATGATATTCAAGCAGGTGATCGTCCAGACACCATTGCTGAAAAGTATTATGGTGATTCTTCTTATGCTTGGGTTGTTCTACATTTCAATGATATTGAAGATCCTATCTTTGATTGGCCATTATTCAATGTTGACTTTGATAATTACATCAAAGGAAAATATGGTTCATTTGCTTCAGCGCAAGCAGAAGTTCATGAGTATCGTAAAGTTTTGACAGATCAACAAACTAAAGTTGATGGAACTGTTATTTCTAAAAGAACCGTTGTTGTAGATCAAACCACATATAACTCTCTTTCTGAATCTGCAAGAGAATCTATTTCTAAGTGGGATTGGGAACTAGAACAAAACGAAAATAAAAAGACTATCAAAATTTTAGATAAGAAATATTTGTATCAAGTAACTAATGAGTTTGAGATTATTCTTAGGAATGGTGTATGAGTGAAGAGAGCGTCCAAGGTTATAGATCTCCAGGTGACGTTGAACTTCTTGAACTGAAATTTGTAACTCAGTTTGGAAGTCCAATAGATGTTACTGCATTAGTTGATCAATTCAGCATATACCAAAACATTTTCCACCATTATTTGGAAGCTGAATTCATTTTTTATGATCCATCAAAGTTTTTGCACGAACTTCCATCATATAAAGATCTAAAAATCACTGGTGGTTTTAGTGGAATGGAAATGATGATTGTTTCATATAGAAACAGATCAAAAGGTGATAAAGAAAAAGTTTATAAGCATGCATTCAGATTATACTCTGTGAAAGATCGTGCATCAGCAAATAACTCTGAAGTGTATATGATTTCTGGTGTTAGTTTAGAAGCATACGAAACATTTACAAATACAATTTCATCAACGTTTGGATCTGGTGCTGGAACTACAACAGAAAGTATGGTGAAGTCTGTCTTCAAAAAATATATGCAGTCAAAACAAATTGAAGATTTGTATGGTGGGTTGAGAAAGGGACTAAAGGTTGATATCAAAAAAGAACTTGAAACTCACGAAACTGCTGGTATTCATAAGTTTATTATTCCAGAACTAACAGTTGATGATACTATTGATTTCTTTGCAAGAGAATCAGATTGCAAATCACGTGTTCCTTTATTTTATTTTTACGAAGACAGCGAAAACTTCCACTTTAAAAATGTAAACTTTCTTGTTCAAGAAGAACCAATTGAAGATTTCTATTATAGCATAGCAAATGTTGCAACTGAAAACGAGAACGATATTATTCATGATTCAGTTTCAATTATCAAATATAATGTCTTGAGACAGCACGATTTGTTAGAAAATGTTGATGCTGGATTATACAAAGCGCAAACAACATCATTGGATATGCTGAAGAAAACATACAGAACATCATCTTTTGATTATACAGCAAACTCTGGTAAGTTCAATCGACTGCAAGAAAGATTGATTCCAGGTGCAGTAAATAATGATGGAAGAATCAAGTCTTTGATTACAACCAGAAGAGGACATGCTTCTGATACCTTATTTTCATCAGAAAATCCTCTACCAAAAAGAGTTGATTCTATAAAGGATATTCGTGCTTCATATAGAAGATCTATCTTCAACACAGCGGTTGAAGTTGAGATTCCAGGAAACCCAGCAATGAAAGTTGGCAAGACGGTAAATCTAAACTTCCCTGTTGATTCTATGCTCAGAGAAGGTATGGAAGAACGAGATAAATATCTAAGCGGAAAATACCTAATTACGAAGGTTAGACAAATATTCTCAAGCGGTGAAGTAAGAACTGTTTTGGAATGCACAAAAGATGGAGGAATAGCATAATGCTACCAAGAAGAAGAAATTTCATTCAAGAAGTTGTTGAAACAACAGCACCTGAGTTTTTACAAGAAGTTATTGAACCTCAAGTTCAAATTCCAGTTGAACCAGAACTTTTGCAAGAAATTGTAGAAGAAGCACCTGTTGAAGAAGATAATCTTTCTGCGAAAAAACATTCGGCACCAAAAAATGGTGGTCTCATTCAAAAAGCAGTGAATAGAGCGAAGACAACAATTCAATCAAGAAAATAATTTATGCGTAACTTTATTGGCAGAAACGGATTTATATGGTTCGTTGGTGTAGTTGAAGATAGAGACGATCCAGTTCAACTGGGTCGTTTGCGTGTGCGTGTCTTTGGACACCACACAGATGATAAGTCTAAAATAAAAACTGAAGACTTGCCTTGGGCACAAGTAATGAATGGTGTCCAATCTGCTTCTGTGAATGGTTTGGGTTTTTCTCCTACTGGTATTGTTGAAGGTTCATGGGTTATTGGTTTCTTTATGGATGGTGAACGTGCACAAGAACCAGTTATTATGGGAACACTTCCAGGAATTCCATCACAAGTTGCTGATCCAACAAAAGGGTTCAACGATCCAACTGGAACATATCCAAAGTGGGTTGACGATCCTGACGTGAACAAACTTGCACGAGGTTTGCAAACAAAACCTCATACACCTGATTCAACCATAGGAGAACCTGATGATCCATACGCAGCAGAATATCCAAAGAATCATGTTATGGAGACTGAGTCGGGTCATACTAAGGAGTATGACGATACGCCTTCTCATGAGCGAATTAGAGAAATGCACAAATCAGGTACTTTTTATGAAGTACACCCTGATGGTAGCATTGTTACACACGTTGTCAAGGATGGATATCGAGTCGTCGCTGGTGATGATGCCATACATGTCAAAGGAAACGTGAACATAGTTGTTGATAATGACGCAACAGTAACTGTTGGTGATAATGCTACAGTTACTGTTGGAAATACTCTCTATGCGACTGCACCAAATGGTGATGTTTATGTGGACGGTGTTTCTTTAGTGAACCACACTCACCCACAAAACTCAGGTAATCATTTTGGTGGGGGAACTGATACTTCTCCCCCAAATAAGGTATAAATAGAATATAAAAATAATAAGAAAGAATCATGCCAGAACCAAAGAAAGATTTATTCAGCGACTTGTCATTAGGATTTACTCCACACCCAATGACAGGCAAATTGTCGCTCAAGAAAAACAGAGAAGCAGTAAAGCAATCTGTAAAGTCTTTGATTTTGACTGATTTCTACGAAAGACCGTTCAAACCTAATATTGGTTGCGGCATAAGAAATTATTTGTTTGAGTTATTCACACCAATGACTCAACAAAATATGGAAACTGCAATCAAAGAAGTTATTGAGAATCATGAACCACGTGCTGAATTGATTAGCATTCTTGTTGAAGATAGACCCGACTTGAACGCATTGACAGTTTCTGTAGCATTCTATATCAAAAACGATCCTAATCCAGTTGTGCTGGATGTAATCTTAGAACGAGTAAGATAATGGCAACAGCAAATACATACCTAAAAGTTACAGATTTAGATTTCGAAGATATTCGTACAAATCTAAAAACATATCTAAGCACCCAAGATCAATTCAGAGATTATAACTTTGAAGGTTCTGCAATGTCAGTTCTTCTTGATGTTCTTGCTTATAATACTCATTATAACGCATACTATCTGAATATGCTTGCCAATGAAATGTTTTTGGATACTGCACAACAAAGAGAATCAGTTGTATCACGTGCTAAGGAATTGGGTTATACTCCAACTTCTGCTATTGGTTCAACTGCCAACGTTCAAATCACATTTACTGGTGTTGAGTCTGGAACAACCTCGTTCACTATTCCAAGAAACTCAACCTTTAGCACAACACTTGATGATGTAACGTACACTTATGTCACACCAGAAGCATATGTTGTAAATAGAACTGATGGTGCTTTCTCAAGAGCAATTGAGATTAGAGAAGGTGAACCTTTGACTCACCGTTGGACTGTAAGTTCTTCTAATCCTGAAAGATACATTATTCCTAACGCAAATGTAGACACTTCAAGTCTTGTTGTAAAAGTTCAAAACTCATCTGTTGATACAGAAATACATGAGTTTACACGTGCAACAGACATAGTTCAAATCTATTCTAACTCTAAAGTTTACTTCCTTGATGAAGCATCTGATGGTAAATATGAAATTGTGTTTAGTCAAGGTGCTTTAGGACAAAAAGTTATCAACGGAAATATTGTATCTGTAGAATATTTGGTTTGTAATGGTGATGCAACAAATGGAGCAAGCACATTCTCTGCAGACTCTATAAACATTGGTGTTGATTATACCTCAGCATCTGTAACAACGAATACCAACTCTACTGGTGGACGTGGTGCAGAAAGTATTTCTTCCATCAAGTTTAACGCACCAAGAAGTTATCAAACACAAAACAGAGCAATTATTGCTAATGATTATGAGAGAATTATTCTAACTGAGAATGCAGATATTGAATCGGTTGTTGCGTTTGGTGGTGAAGAAGCAGTTCCAGCAATCTATGGTAAAGTTTATATTGGTGTAAAACCATATGGCGAACTTATTGCAACTCAAAATAGAAAAGATAAGTTGAGAACTTCAATTTTAGATCGTAGTCCTCTTGGTATTGACCCAGTGATTATTGATCCAGTTTATACCTACATTATTCCAACAATCAAAGCATATTATAATGCAACCACATCAACTGCTAGTATTGCTGAAGTTCAAACTGCAATCAAAGATGGTGTTGAGTTGTATTCAACAAACAAACTTGAAAGGTTTGGTAATCGTTTTCGTTTCTCTCGTTTTGTTAGAGAACTTGATAATACATCAAGCACAAATATTCTAAACACTGATGCTTCTGTTCAAGTGCAAAAGAGATTTACTCCAACATTAGGAACTGCGCAAACGATCACATTCAACTTCAATAATAAGTTGAAACCAGAAAGTATTTCTACCACAGCATTTACATATTCTGGATTTACTTGTTATATGGATGATGATGGATTGGGTGTTGTTAGAGCATATCGTTTCAACACTGATAAAGAAAAGATTATTGTCAATTCAACGGCAGGCACGGTTGATTATGAAACTGGACAAGTTATCTTCAATTCATTTACTCCAACAGATTTTGTTGATACTGAAATGAAACTTACTGCAACTCCTGATCGTTTTGATTTGATTCCTTTGAGAGAACAGATTCTTATTATTGATCCTGAAGACGCAATTATTACTGCAATCCCTGAGTACGAATAATGGCAGTTACTGAAAAAATTTCAAAACTGGTTCAAAATCAGTTTCCAAGTTTTTACAAAGAAGAAGGTGAGAACTTTCTTGCTTTCGTTGAGGCATACTATGCTTGGATGGAAGAAAACGGAAACCTCACCGATGGGATTCGTAATCTAGAATCTTATAGGGATATCAGTACAACAACTGATGAATATATCAAATATTTCATGAACACCTTCTTGCCTTCTGTGCCAGTCGATATGGTTGCAGACAAGAAAATGTTTATCAAACTTGCAAAGACAGCAAACCAATCACGTGGTACAATCGCTTCATATAAACTTCTTTTCCGTGCAATTTATGGTGAAGATATTGATGTAAAACTTCCAGCAGATAATATCCTAAAGGTTTCTGATGGTGACTGGAGAATCGATCGTTATTTGGTTGGAAGATATGAACCAAGCACATATAACTTTATTGGAAAAACTATTGTTGGTGCCGACTCTGGTGCTTCTGCGCTGGTTGAAGATGTAGTTCGACGCACAATTCGTGGCGTTGAGATTATGCAAATCCTTGTTTCTAATGTTGTTGGAAGGTTTTACGATCTTGAACCAATCAAACTCCAAACAGATACATTAGGAACTGGACACACTCCAATTATCAATGCTGGTATAGATTCTATTTCTATTACTGCAGCAGGTGGTGGATATAACATTGGTGATATTGTAACAGTTACGTCTGATGAGATCGGTGATTTTGCAAGAGTTGCTGTAACCGAAACAGTTGACTTGAACGGAACATTGACATTCTCATTGAATGATGGTGGTTCTGGTTATAGAGCATCAACAGTTAGTCCTGGATCAACAATCACATTATCTGGTAGTGATGGAACAGGTGCAAGTTTTAGTATTGAAGAATCTGACTTGTACAATTCTGTTACAATGTACCTTGCTTTCAATAAGATTAGCGATGTAACAGAGTTTGGTTCAACTTATGCACCATCAATCGTAAATTCTGATGGCATCTCAAGACAAATGGAAACTTTTGCTAACACTATTTTGAGTAGTGTTATGTATGGATTCCCAGATACCACTGATGAGAGTGCTGGTAAAAAGTTTCACGATAATGTTGGTGCAGTTCTTGTGATCGCAAACTCAACAGTTGCTATTGCTAATGGTTCAGATTTATTCGGAGAAACATCAGGAGCAAATGGAACAGTTGTTGAGGTTATTGGTGGAAGTGCAAATAACGCAGTTCTAAAAATCAATGGGTATAAGAACTTTGATTCTGCTGAGTCTGTTTTGATTACAACTCCAACAGGATCTAATGTTGGAACAGTAACTTCTTTCTCGTCAAATACTGTCGGTTTTCATGTATTGAATATTGCCAACACTCAGGATATTTCTGTTGGTGATGAGTTGGTTGGTGTTACTTCTGGTTCTTTTGCTGTTGTGAAAAGTATTGCTGCTTCTGCTGCTTCTAACACATATCTAAGAGTTACAGCAAATACAACTGCGAATCTAACAACTCAGTTTGATAGTGGTCCACTAATTCCTTTCTCTAGCGGAGAAAATATTAGATTAGTTGACACATCAACTGTTGTTGGTACTGCTCTGGCAGACACTTCAAATACAACAATTCAAAATATTTACACCCCACTGATCGATGCTTTGTTGTTTGATCAAGTTAGCGTTGGAACCATTCAGAACTTGACAGACCCTATTGGTGGAACTGGTTATACTGAAGCACCAACAGTATCAGTAACTGATGCTGAAATTGCAGCATTAGAAATCAAAGAATATTACGTCACCCTACAAAGTGATGATGAAAACTGGGGAACAGGAAACTCTAACTTCACAACTCTTTCTAGTGCAGATAGATTATACTCTGGTTCCGCAAGTGGATATATTGTTGCTAGTACAACACCAGGATCTCCTATTTCTGTATCACAATATTCTAACGGAACATATGAAACTTCTGTTCGTGTTTGGCAGGATCAAGAACAATATAATATTGGTGCAACATATTCTACTGGTGCATCAACATTTGAAACATTTGCTGGTGGTTATACTATTGGCAATCCTGAAGCAGACTCAAGAACAAAAACTAATGATGGTTCTGCTACAATCGTTTCTGTTGAAGACAAAGGCATTATTGGACAAAACTCTAATATTTCTGCATCTGTTGGTGCAAACGGTGCTATCACATCATTTAGAATTTGGGATTCAGGTTTCTCATATAGAGATACTGAAGAAGTAACTTTTGGTTTGGGTAGCGGTGCTGATTCATTTGCGGCACAAGGTACAGTAAGACTAAGAGGTGTTGCAAACTCAGCAGGTTACTATGCATCAACAAGAAGTCACGTTTCTTCATTAAGAGCATATATTCAAGACAATAGATACTATCACGAATTCTCATATGAAGTTCAATCTCCAATTTCTATTGACAGATATCGTGATGTTGTATTGAAACTTGTACACCCTGCTGGACAAAGATTATTTGGTAAGTATAAACTTGAATCATCAAACCCTCTGGATATTCAAACTTATACTGCTTCTAAGAAAAGAGCAAAAGCAAATGGTTCGATTGCATTCGCTAACGGATCGTTTACTATTACAGGAACAGGAACTGAATTCACCAACAACTATGCGAATGGTGGTTCAATAATTGTTGAATATGCTCCAAGATCTTTCTATACAATTCCGCTAAATATAGTGTCTAATAACACAATAGCAAACACCAAAATTGCATGGGCAAATACAAACTTGAGTAGTGCTAACATTTACTACACAAGTTCTAACAGCAGCGCAAACATTTATTATCAGGTAGCATAATGGCAACTTATAGATACGCAACAAGAGAATTATCGATCAATAATGCTAAGGCATTTATTCAGGCACTTAGCGCATCAGACACATCATCTGAAAAATTGTCAACCATTTTATATGCTGTACTTGGAAGAGCGGAAGAATGGGAAGATGAACCAAATCCTGTTGTTCCAGGCGACAATGACCAATACCTAAGATACTCTGTTCACCGTGAAGCATAAGGAAAAAAAAAGATTACAACAGATAATGTTTCGCATGTAACTCTTCGTTATGATTGGACTTCTGGTACTTCTTATGCAATGTATCGTGATACAGATACTGATGTGTATGAAAAAGAATGGTATGCAATGACAGACGAAAATAATGTTTATATCTGTTTGTATAATAATAAAGGTGGTGTTTCTACTGTAAAACCAACTGGATTTTCTACTCTTCCATTTACTACATCTGATGGTTATATTTGGAAGTATATGTTTACTGTTTCTTTAGCAGACGCAAACAAGTTTCTAACAACCACATATATTCCTGTTCGTAATGTTACTTCTGGAACTACTATTGAGTCAGAAAGACAGTTGGCAGTACAGAACGCATCTGTAAATGGTGCTATTGAGGTTGCTGAAGTAAATGCTGGTGGTTCTGATTATTTGTATGTTGCAAATGGTTCGGTAACTTCAGCAGGAAAGTTTACTATTACGCTGTCAGGTTCTGATGCAACTGGTGCATCTACTGATAATGGTTCATATACTCGATCTAGTGTTTATGTTTCTTCTGGAACAGGTGCTGGTCAATTGAGAAGAATCATTGGGTATAATGGAACAACAAGAACACTTACTGTAAATAGTGCATTTACAACAACTTGTAATACAGACTCTAAGGTTGTTATTTCTCCAACCATTACTATCGTTGGTGACGGTGTTGGTGCTAAAGCATATTCAACTGTAAATACTGATATTGGTTCTGTCAGCGGCATTACTATTATTGACAGAGGTAGCAGATATACTGAAGGAAAACTTTATATTACAGCAAATACTGTAAATGGTTCAGGTGCTGCGGCAAATGCTATTTTCTCTCCAGTTGGTGGACATGGCGCAGATATGATTCGTCAGTTATCTGCAGATAAGGTATTGTTGAATATTCAAACTGATAACAATATGGGTATTTCTGCATCAGGTGCAGGATATGTTCCTTCTAATACTGAGTTTAGAACAATCTCAATTATGAAGGATCCGATGCTAAAAGCAAACTCAACAAATGGTTTTGTTGTATCAGAGAATATTGCAAATACATCAAACTCACCAACTACTCTAAGACTTTCGACTAAAATCAAAATGTCTTATACTCAAATGGATGGATCTACTCCAGTAAATCCATTATCTGTTGGTGATAGTATCACAACAACAAGAATGTTGGAAAATGCTCAAGCAGGTTCTATCGGATTTATTACAGATCTTGGTGATGATCTAGCAACTAATGCACTACAAAATGCTATTCGTGCTGCTAATGCAAGTGTTGTTTATGTTAGAGAAGATGAAACAGAATCTGATACGTCTATCTATTCAGTTTACATAAATAACGTTAATAGTTTCGCTAACTACAAATCTTTCCAAGTTGATGATGTTATTATCAAAAGCACCAGCGACACGGAAATTGGAACAATTCTTGAAGTAAAGGGTCCAGAAGCAAATACATATTCTGGTGAGATCCTTTATACTGAAAACGTGCAACCTGTGTTGCGTGAACCAGATCAAATTGAAGATTTCAAAATTATCTTAGATTTCTAAGGAATAACAAATGGCAATTAATTTTAATACCGATCCATACTACGACGACTTCGATGAAACGAAAGGATTCCATAGAATTCTTTTCCGTCCAGGTTATGCTGTGCAAGGCAGAGAACTTACGCAGATGCAAACCATCATCAACAAACAGATCGAAAAGTTCGGAAATAATATCTTCAAAGAAGGTGCTATTGTTGTTCCTGGATCAACCTTTTATGATAAGAACTATAAGTCTGTAAAACTTGAAGATACTTATGATTCTGTTTCAGCAGATAGTCTTATTGAAGATTGGGTTGGTCAAGTAATTACTGGTGCTACAACTGGCGTAACAGCAAAAGTTGTTGCTGCAACAATTTCAGAAGATTCTGATCCACCAACTTTATTTGTTAGATATACAAATTCTGGTTCAGATGGTGAAACATATGTATTTGAGGAAGAAGAAATTCTTTCTACCAGCGGTGGAGAAGAAGTACAAGTTGTTGATACCAGCGCAACAGGTAACGGTGAAGCATTCTCTGTTGAGTCTGGTGTTATCTATGTAAAAGGTAACTTTGTTTACTTTGCTGACGAAACGTTGATCATTTCAAAATATACTGCAACAACAGACAAGATTGTTGGTTTTGATATTACTGAAGAAACTGTAGATTCTATTGCTGATTCTTCTTTGCTTGATCCAGCGCAAGGTTCTTATAACTATGCTGCTCCAGGTGCTAATCGTTATAAGATTTCTCTAGCATTAGCAACAAGAGATTTTACTGACGCTGCAACAGATGATCCAAACTTTGTTGAGTTGGCGAGAATCCAAGGCGGAAAAATCATCAGCACAAAAGCAGCAACCGATTATAACGTTTTACAAGATGTTATGGCCAGAAGAACGTATGATGAATCTGGTGATTATATTGTAAGAAATTACGGAATCAAATTGAATGAGCATTTGAGAGCAAATAATTCTCCTTTCTTCATCAATGGATTCTATTCATCTGACGATGGTGGTGATGCTGACAAGATTGTTTGTGATATTACTCCTGGAAAGGCATATGTAAAAGGATATGAGGTTATAAACATCAACAACCGTTTTGTTGATGCAGACAAAGCAAGAGACTATGATACAGTCACTTTAGGAACTGTTGCTCTTCCATTTGGTAATTATATTATTGTTGATAATCTAAATTCTTTACCACCACTTGGTGATCTGCCGAAAGTTACTTTCTATAATCAATATACCTCAACCGTTGGTAGTTCTGCAGGAACTGCAGTTGGTACTGCACGTGTAAGATCTATTGAACATTATAGTGGTGATATTGGAACTTCTTCAGCAAAATATAAGGTGTATTTGTTTGACATCCAAATGACTACTGGATATTCATTTACAGATGATGCAAAACAAGTGTACTTCAACAACACTGGTTATGAAGATTTTACAGCAGATATTCGTCCACAAACCACATTCTTGACTGGTTCTGTTACTGTAGATAATGTTGCTAATACTATTGTTGGTACTGGTACTCGATTTACAACCCAACTTGCAAATACAGATTATCTTGATGTAAATGGCGATCGTATTCGTGTTGTGACAATTACTGATGATCAAAATCTTGTAATCGCACATGATGGAACTGCAAGTAACACCACCAGTTCTGTTTATTCTTTGATTACTTCAAAAGTTGAAGATCAAGATAAAAAATCATATATCTTCAAAATGCCTGCTAACGTAATCAGAACAGTAGATTCTGATGGAACAAGCACCTCTTATTCAGTTAGAAAGTATCATTCAGAAACACTTGCTGCAGGTGTTGTAACTCTTACTGCGGGTTCTGATGAAACGTTCTCATCATATTCAGACGAAAACTATTCATTGATCATTACTTCTGGTTCTGACGATGGTAATGTAATTGATTTGTCTGGAAAGGTTACACGTGGTGGTTCACCAACAGGTAAAACTGTAACGATTGATTTGAGTGGAGATGGATACACCTCTGAGACTGTTTATATCATGACAACAGTTGCAAGAACATCTACTGCTGGTGATAAGAAAGTCAAAACATTGAATTCAAATTCAACAATTGATTTTACAACAGAAGCAACAGCAGCAATTCCTACATTGAAGTTGGGTAAAGCAGACGTATATAAACTGAAGAGCGTAAAAATGTCTGCCAATGTGGATTTTGGTTCTTCTTTCTATTCAAATAATTCTATTGATATTACAAATAGATATACGTTGAACACTGGACAAACAGAGTCTTACTATGGAATTGGTTCTGTTTCTTTGAAAAAAGGCGAGACTCCACCAAATCGTCCAATTAGAGTAACATTTGATTACTTTAGTCATGGTGCTGGCGATTACTTTAGTGTTGACTCATATGCAGATATTGACTACAAAGATATTCAAACAGTAACTTTGAATAATAATGAATATGTTCTTAGAGACTGTTTAGATTTCCGTCCACGTATCAATGACGCTGGAACTGGATTTACTGGAACTGGATCAAGTGTTGGTTCTATGCCTGATTTTGAAAATGATATGATCACAACATATGATTATTATTTACCAAGAAAAGATAAGATTGTTCTTGATAGATACGGTGAGATAAAGTATATCAAAGGTGTCAGTAAGTTCAATGGAATCGAACCAAAAACTCCTGCTGATTCTCTTGCATTATTTGTTTTAGAGCAAAAACCATACGTGTTCAATATAAAAGATGATGTGAATATTATTCCATTAGAAGCACGTCGTTATACAATGAAAGACATTAGTAAACTTGATCAAAGAATCAAGAATATTGAGTATTATACAAGTCTTTCTTTGCTTGAAAAGCAAGCAGAAATTTTCCAAATCAAAGACGATGAAGGGTTTGATAGATTCAAAAACGGATTCGTTGTAGATGCATTCAAAGGACATGGTATTGGCGATCCATTCAACAACGACTATTCTGTTGCTGTTGATCCAAATAGATTTGAATTGAGACCTTTAGCAAATGCAAATAGATTCAAACTTGCTGAAGTTTTGGATTCTGATGTTGATAGAACATCTGCTGGATATGCTTTGACTGGTGATTTGATTACAATGGATTATGCATCAGAAGAAAAATTCATTTCAAATCAAAGAACTTCCAAAACGAATAACTTGAATCCATTTGAAGTTATTTCTTATAATGGTAAAGTTACACTAGATCCTGCAGTTGATAACTGGTTTGAGGATACTGAGCAACCAGAAATTTATAAGAACGTTGATGGCGATTATGATTCATTCGTCGCTCAAAATAATGGAAATATCTATAACACTGTTTATGATTCATGGAAAACCGATAAAGAAGTTGGGTATGATCTATATCAAAGTAGAAATGTAACAACATTTGTAGTAGAAGAACAAATTGATGTAACAAGAAACGAAGATGTTGTATTGAGTTCTTCGTTTATTCCAAAAATGCGTGATGTTCAAATCAAGATTGATGTTGAAGGTATGAAACCATCAACAAGACTTTATGTGTTTATGGATAACATAAATGTTACACGCTCTTGTAAACCAAGAGAAGATAGTCCATCCGATATTTGGGATACTCCTGGAGTTTCAGAAATATATACTGATGCATCAGGTGCCGCTTCTATCATATTTGGATATGTTTCCAGTATCCATGGAATGAATACTGGACAGCATACAATTGTGGTTTCGGATTCTCCAACTAATGATGAAGACGATATTGAAACATACGGACAAGCACTTTTCGAAGCAACTGGCGAATCAAGAGTTGTTCGTGATGAAATTATCTCAACAAGAAATGGTGTCATCACATCAAGTTCATCAATTGAGAATAGAACTGTGAATACATATTCTCCTCCACCTGATCCACCTGATCCAGAACCAACACCTCAATATGGATATCTTGATGGGTTGTATGCATGGGCATTTGATCGTAATGAAGTTGACGATGGCGGTAATGATTATTGGACAAATACTGCTGGTGGTGGTAACATAGATTTTGGTGCTGTTTCTGTATCTGATGGCGTCAATCCATCAAATGTTGGTAGTTACAGCGTTGGTAGTGGATACACCCAAGCAGCAGTAGATTTATATGAGGTTACTGTTGATATTATCTATGCTGGAATTGAACAACACGGTGCGGATAGTGCAGCAATCTCAGCATCAAGAGATGCAGTTGAAGCAGCAGGTGGCGATAGAAATGATACATCGGCAGTTGCAGCGCATATGGCAGTTGCAGCAGTATCTGCTGTTGGTTCTGATGGAAATAATGCAACAGGTATTTGGGCAGACGTTTCTGCAAATATCAAAAGTGGTGGTGGATTCGCATCAACTGGACAATCTCCAATCTAAGGGTATAACTAATAATGTCTTATAAAATTTTAGAACACTTGGCACAATCATTTATTGTTGATCGCAGTTGTATGATTACAAAGGTTGATTTGTATTTTTCTGGTAAAGATACAACACTGCCTTTTTACATGCATGTTGTAAAAAATGTAGATGGATTTCCAGGTGATGTAATAATTCCTTTTTCTCAAAAATATGTTTATCCTTCTGATGTTACAGTTGGTGATGGTTCTGTTGCATCAACTGTAACTTTCGATTCACCAATATATTTGGAAAGTGGTGAATATTCTCTTTGTTTAGGCACTTCTTCAAATAACTATAAAATCTATTGTTCAGAAGTTGGTGCTGTTGATGATTTGACCGAAAATGTAATTAACGAACAACCTTATGTTGGTGTATTATTCAAATCTAAAGAAGGCGAAAAGTGGACAGGTTTAGAAAAAGAAGATCTAAAATTTGACATGTATCGTGCCAAGTTTACTACTGGAAGTGCTGTAAATATTGATTTCAAACTTGCAGATAGCGAATTGGGAAGACAAAAACTAAATGCTGATCCGCTAGAAATTTTCCCAGCAAATACAACAATGCGTGTATATCAAAAGAATCATGGGATGTCAGATGGATCTTACGTCCAAGTTACTGGTATTGAAGGTTCTCGAGACATGAATGGAACGTACAATACTCTTTATGGAATTCCTATGGGGAGTGTTGTTGCAAACAACTTTGTTATTTCTAACGCAACAGATCATACATATACCATAACTCTGCCTTATGCAGCAAACGGAATTAGTAAAGCAACAAGATTTGGTGGACCTTCTGTATTTGCATCAAGAAATTATCGTTATGATGTTATTTCTTCTGGATTAGCAAAGATCCAACACACAGAAACAACTGTTGATCAATCTATCAAAACTACTTCTACAGATTATTCAATTGATTCTACGTTTACCAAAATCAATGATGGTGATAATACTCTTTCTGCTCCTGCGATTTTAGCTGGTGATGTTACAAAAACAAACAATTTATCTGATGCAGAATCTTTTACATACCGTTTGAGTTTAGAAACTGCGGATGAATATGTTTGTCCTGTTGTTGATTTGAAACAACTTGGAATTATAGCAATTCAAAACGAAATCAATAACCCAACCTATTCTTCAGAAAATTATCTTGATCAAGACGAAGTTACAATTGTTGGTGCCACCAGTTTGACTATTACACAATCAACATCAAATACATTATTTGGTACAATTGCTGTTCCTGCTGCTGCGCAAAGTAATGCAACATTAGTTGTAAAGGGTAATCATTTGACATTGAGTGGTGGAAGTGCATTGAACACTGGTAAATTCAGAGTTGTTGATGTTGCTGATGATGGATCAACCATTGATATTGAAAATGTTGCTGGTTCTAATACAGTAACAGACACTGCAAGTTATACTATTGTCAATGGAACTAAGTTTATTGATGATAGAGCAGCAACTGGTTCAACAAGCGATGCACAGTACATTACTCGTAAAATCGATTTCAAAAATCCATCAACTTCAATCAATTTGAGATTAGATGTAAATCGCCCAACCTCAAGCAATATTGAATTGTATTTCAAAACTAAGTTGGTTGGTGAAGAAACAGATATTGCTGAAAAAGAGTTTGTTCGCATGCCTTACAGTATGCCAGTTTCATTGACAGATGAATTTACTGAAATTGAAACGCAGTTGGATAACCTTCAACCATTTGAATCTTTGGTATTCAAGATTGTATTGAAGTCTGATATAACAACTTCAATACCAAAATGTAAAAACCTTAGATTGATTGTATTGGCATAATTATGTATTTGAGAGTCAAAGAACATAAAAACTTGGTTCGAGATTCAAAGAATCGTGCAATCATAAATGATAATGATGAATTATATAATGAATATATGACTAAAAAGAATCACAGAGATAATCTGAATAATAGAATGGACGATGTTGAATCAGATATAAATAGTATCAAATCAGATCTAAATGGAATCAAAGATTTATTGATGACCATTGCCAATAAATTATAAAGAGAATAAGAAATGTCAGTAACCGTATCAAATACTGAACTTGTAGATAGTTTCAACGCATGGAGATTGAATACAAATCTTATTGCGACAACTCTTGCAAATAACGTTGTTACAATCAATCCAGGTGGTGCTGCTAATCGTGGTGGACTTGCTACTGGTAATGGTCATGTTATTGGCACTTTTTCTGCTTCTACACTAAGAGCAACGACACTGAGTGGTGGTAATACTTCTACTCATGCTGCTCTTACAGTATCATCAAATGTAACTTTCAGCGGTACAAAATCAACATTCAATTCAAATACGGTATTTACAGGCAACGTAAACTTTACCACTGTTGGTAATGATCGTATTGTATTTGGTGATATTGCTCGTTGGCGTTTGACTGGCGGTAATAACGGTGAGTTTCTAAGACTTACTGGTTCTGATCGTGTAGACTTCAAAGAACTTACACTTAGAGATATTGGTGATCTTAGTTCTAACTCATCAAACATTATTCTTTCTGGTGCTAATACCAGTTTCTCTCCAGATCTAAACTCACCACACCTTGTATTTACTGGCGGCAGTAGCAATGGTGATAGAATCGATATGTATCTGAATGGTGATTCAACTTCTGGTGATAGTGGATTTACTATTCAGTTGGCAGACGATAATGGTGATTCTGTGTTTAGAGTTGCAAATAGATCAAACACAGCAATAATGACAGTTGACAGTAGCGGTAATATGTCTGTTTCTGGTGAAGCACCTGGAACAGCACAATCACTAGCATTTGCAATCGCATTGGGGTAAGGCATGGCAGCAAAGGCGAATATCATTATTGATCAAGGAACTGATTTCTCAACAACACTAACTGTTACTGACGACAATGGTGATGTTACAGATTTGACTGGATACTCTGCAAACGGACATATTCGTAAGCACTATACTTCAACTTCAGCAACTGTTTTTGATGTTTCTTTTGGTTCACCAAGAACTGATGGACAAGTAACAATCAGTTTAGGAAGAACAACAACCACTGCCATGGCAGCAGGTCGTTATGTATATGATGTAGAACTTACTTCTGCAGCAAACACCAGAAGTAGATTAGTTGAAGGGGTTGTTACTGTAACACCAGAAGTCACCAAAGCATAGTGGGAGAGAGCAATGGCACTAAAGGTAAGTATATCTAACCCAACAGGACAAAAGGTATCTTTTGGAACAACAGCAAAACCGCTAACGATCAAGTCAAGTGCTGCTGCAACAAATCTTTCTACATTATCAGATATCGATTTGACTTCTGCAGAAGCAACAGAAGCAGGCGCAACACTTGTTTATGATGAAAATACTGGAACCTATAAAGGCGAAAAGGTATTTGAATATGATGGTGAAGAAGTAACACTCAAGGGTGGTACTTTCTAATGGCAATCATTTCCATAAAGTCTTCGCAGAGCAATAATGCTCCTTCGGGACTTGCTAATGGCGAACTTGCTTATTCCTATTCTTCCAATAAACTTTTTATTGGACAGACAGACACTGCCAACTCAGCAGTAAGTGTTGAGTATATCGGTGGTAAACTTCTTGTAGATAAAGTTGCTAACTTAGAAAGTGTTGTTTTAAGTGGTAATAGATCATACACAAACTTTACAGTATCAGGCAATCTGACTCTATCATCGGTTGCTTCTGATTCTATTTTAAGAACAAAAACTGGTGGTGTTGTCGAAGGTGTAACTGGAACTTCTGGACAGTTGTTGCAGATTGCAGCAAACGGGACTCCTTATTTTGACGTATTGAATGGTGGTACATTTTAGTGAGTGACTATTTTGATCATGAGATTATTGAGACTGGACTAGAAAAACAAATAATTGAACTGAATAAAACGATTATTATTTTACGAAGTCGAGTTGAAGAACTTGAACAAGAACTAAAAGCAAGAGATAAACTTCCTCTTCCAAAAAGTATTGTTCAACAAATTGTT